GTTATAGTTGGCACTGAAATTCCTTTAAGTTGGGGTTTCATTTTGTGAGTTGCCTTGAGTTGAATTTGCCCTGGTCAGAGTTTGCGCTTGGACCAGGGCTTTCTTTTTGGGGCAGGGAAGTGGATTCTATTCCTTGGATTTTTCTTTGACTAGGGATGACGCAGCCACCTTCTCACCGACTAGGTCTTCGCTCACTTCGACACCAAGTTTTAAGACAGCACTGGGCGACTTCAGCTCCCAGGCAATCAGCAAGTCTTTGAACGCTTCTTGGACCAGAGCCTCATCTTTCCAGAATTTTGTTTTGCGGCCAATGCGCATGGTCCAGCCTTGGATTGACTTGCCATTGGCCAGTTGTTCTTTGGCAGCAGACTGCACTGCATCGGCCCATGCGGTCACCAGAGCAGCGTCATCGAGCATCTCAGGGGTAACAGTGGTGTCAGGCTTGAAATCGCTTCTAGCAGTCTCTTGGACCTTCTCACGCATACTGGGACAGATGGTCTTGGCCTTGCAGTACCGGCAGGCGTCAACGCTTGGGCTTGTGGGTGCATCGCCTGAGAGCGCTAGCTCGGCAGCTTCAACTAAGCGCTTGCCGTGCAAGTTCAAATAGTTCCCAGACACTGTCCACTTGCTGTGGCCGACACGGGGCTGGAATATGTGCATGGTGCATTCGATGGTGTCTGGCGCTTTGAGCTGGCGCATCGCACCAAGGGCATAGGTCAGCAGCTGCTTGTTCTCATTTGCGTCAACGGCCACACGGCCAGTCTTCAGATCAATGACATGAAGATGATTCCCATCGACCAGAATGGCATCAGCCGTGCCACCAAGCGCTGGGTGCAGAGACTTCAGACCCTCATCTAGGTTGACTTCGATCAGCTTCTTTCTGGGGTTTTCCACCAGCGTATTGACAAAGTCGGCATAGCCTTGGGCCATGGCCACATGGTCCGGATCAGTGCCGGCTGGCACTTCTTTGCCAGACAGAATGATCTCTGACAGCTCATGGATCGCTGTGCCAATGGCAGCGGCTTCGCCTGCTGGCTCATAGGGCATCAATGACTCTAGGCGATAACTGCCTGGGCATTGCATGAACCGATCTGTGCGTGATGCTGAGAGTCGGGCGTGTTTTCTGGTTTCGTGTTGCATGGTTTCTCCTGGTTAAATGATTTGGTTGACGATATTCAGTTTCTTTAAACATTTGGCCAAGACTGTATGGTCCAAGCTGGCCTTGATGGTCAATATGTAAATGACTGGGGGGATGCCTGATTTGTTGATATTTTCAACCCGGCTTGAGGCTTGCTCTAGGGCTGACGTGGACCAAGTGCATTCGACAAAGACAATCGTGTCGGCAGCGGATAGGTCCACACCTTCAGACATGGCGGCAATGTTGCCGATGATGAGCTTGGTCTGGCCAGCCTGGAAATCTGCAATGGCCTTGTCGCGCTTGGCCCGTGATGTATCACCCACCACGATCACGGGCTTGTGGGCTTTGAGTTCATCTTGCAAAGCTGCCACCACATCCTTGTGGTGCGCAAAGACCACCACCGGCTCATTGGACTGGAGCAAGTCATCGATGAATTCACTGGCGGCTTTGACCTTGCGCATGCCAGCTTCGCGCATGATCTCGGCCAAACCCTCAAAGGCCAGCAAGGCATTGGGGTTTGCGACCAGGGCATCGGCATCAAAACTTTGCTCGCGTTTGTCGTTGGCCAGATCAAAGGTGATCAGGCTGACTTGCGGATCACGATAGTCTTTGAAGATGTTTTCTTTTTTGCGTCTCAGGACATGGGGCAGCATGAGCGCCTTGAGTTCTGGCAGATTTGACGCGCCTGATGTATCTAAGCCCCAAGGGGCTGACCACATCTTTGCGTATCGGGCCGCAAAGTCAAACCAACCGCCTCGGTAAATGCCAAGGCCGTGCAGTATTGGCCACAGCTCGATGGGCCGGTTGGGTATGGGCGTGCCAGACAAGGCATAGACATGGTCCACTTTCTTCATGGCCAGCATTGCAGCCTTCGTTCTTTGGGCCTTTGGATTCTTAATCCTGTGGCACTCATCCAAAACCAGAGTGTTATATCTGTCCACATTCGTTTGTGCGTATTGCAAAACATCATAGTTAATGATGGTCACATCGGCACTGTTTACCTGTGAAGCCTCACGTTTTCCATTGACCACATTGACTGAGACGTTTGGCGCCAGCCTAGCAAAGGCAGACTCCCAGACTGTCTTGGCAATGGCTGGGCAGACGATGAGGGCTGGTAGGTTTTCAAGTGCGGCAGCTGCTGTGGGCAGCGTCTTGCCCACCCTTGGCTGGTCGGCCAGTATGGCCCTGCGCCTAGACAGCAAGAAAAGTTTGGCCTCTTGCTGATGGGGGAATAACTGCATTTCGGTTTCCTCGTTTTAACTTGTCAGCATCATATCTGATTTGTGCTAAAGTGCAATTTCTGCAAACGCAGAAAACGATAAATCGTTAAACCTCGTAAACCCTAAAAGGAAAAAACCATGTCAACAAGAGTCGTAACCGGAAAAGTTCGTTTCTCATACTTCAGCGCTTTGACTGCGCGCAAGAATGAAATGAACGGGAAAGAAGAGTTCTCAACGCAAGTGCTTGTCCCCAAGACAGACACCGAGACTGTGAACCAATTGAAAGCGGCAGCCAAGGCCGCATTGACTGCCAAGTTCGGGGACAAGATTCCCAAAACTGTTCGCAATCCCTTGCGTGATGGCGACACTGAGACCAAATCTGATGGTGGACCACTTGGCCCAGAGTATGCTGGCCATTACTTCTTCAACACCAAAAGCACCAATAAGCCTGGTGCAGTGGATGCCCATGGCCATGACATTCTTGGATCACAAGATATTGTCTCTGGCGACTATGGCCGCGTTTCTTTGAATGCCTATGCTTATGACCAGGCAGGCAATAAGGGCGTGTCGTACGGCTTGAACAACATCATGCTTTTAAGCAAAGGTGACTCGCTCGGTGGTGCAAAGCCATCAGCGGCCAGTGACTTTGGTGTGGTGGCAGGCAAAGGCTCTGCACCAGTGGCCGAGTCAGTCGATAGCGACTGGTGATCTGTCGATCAGTTTCTCAAGCGCCAAGTGCAATTGATTGACTGATGTCCAGAGTGGCTCCACAGTCCCAGACAGCCACCGGCTCACCTGGGACTGCTGGATGCCAGCCTCATTGCACACCGCAGACATGGTGATCTTGTGAGCCTTGGCCTTGGCCTTGATATCGTGAATTGATTGCATGGTCGCATTCTAATTGCGGAATATGTATAAAAACAACATAGACAGAATTAGTTCTTGCAACATATTTTAATTCTGTCCATAATCGTTTCGACTGTCTAACTTAAACGAAAGAAACCGATGAAACAGAAAATCATTACCACCCTGATCGAATGCATCTTGGCCATCATTATTTTTGGTGGCATTGGCGTGATGCTGGCTTGGAGGGGTTGAGCATGACCTACGGCCCAACACCCCCATGCCCTAAAGACTTGTTCCAGTTTGAGTGCTGCATTGAAGATGTGGACCTTATATGTTTTCTGGAATACAGCCCAGAAGAAAAGGGATCAGTTGATTCCCTTGGCTCACCTTATGAGCCTGACTTTGAAGAGTGCATGACCCTCAACAATGCATACATTGCTGACACTGATGTAGACATTGCCCACATGATCTTGCAAGGCTTTGTGGACCACATTGAAGTGTCTGCGCTGGAGAAGTACCTTGACCGATAACTGGAAAAACATCGAGTATTGTTTTTCAAGTCATGGGATGCAACAGAAAATAAAGAGAGACTTGCAAGTCGCCAAGTTGCACCCCTTGGGAATAGATGATGTGAATGGCATCCAGATTCACACTGTCTTTTACATGGACCAAGAAACCTTAAAGATGAGTTTTTTAGACAGTTCCAATTTTGTTCATAGAAACATGGATGGCAGCTCCAGGCTAATGGTGTTCATCTTGGCTTCTAAGCCTTTTATTATTGAGAATCAAGTTATTGGCCAGCCAGATTATTTAATGAGAATAGATATTCCATTGCACTTGGCCTATGACAAAGAGTTAATTGAGCAATATGCGCTTTATCACATCCGCTTCAAAATCAATGAAGACAATGAGAGATTCACTGAAAAGACAAGTGAGCCTTTAAGGCGTGGATACATTGGCATCACAAAGCGCGGTTTTATGACCAGGTTCATGGAGCATAAAAAGAAAGCAGTTGCAAACACTGGGTTCTTGTTTCATTCGGTGTGGAATTCTCTTTTACAAGAAAAAATCCCAATGTATCCAGTTGTCCAAGTTTGTGGTTCAGCCGAGACATTGAAAGAGATTTACACACTGGAAGAGTCAGCTGTCGAAAGATTCACGCTGACCCCTCTGGGCCTTAACGCAATACCTGGTGGAATGGCGGGTATTCGTCTTATGCATAAACTTCGACTTTTGAATAGTCTGAAAGTCGGAGTCGATGAAAGAGACGCTGCCATTGAAAAATTACAGCGTGGTAATTTTGCCCATGGATCACCATGCGCTCATTACAGAAAAGGCCATGTGCGTAAATTGACAAACGACAAATTAACTTATGTCAGCCCATGCTGGGTTAATTTAAAAGAAGTAGAAAGTCAAACATGAAACCAGAGAATGAATTGCCATTGGCCCTTGAGGCATCCCTCGACCTGGTCAAAGACTTACTTCACCCAGACGAGTACGGCCACGCAATGCTGGATGAAGTCAAAACCCGTGCATTCGTTGTCAAAACAATGCTGGAGCGCTTAAAAGCCCGAATGGAGACCAGCACATGGCCAGAGGCTTAAAACCCCGTGTAGAGCCTGCCATCGAGGCGGCACTACAAAAGAAAGGCAACCTGTCTGATGTGGACTTGGCCAAGCTGTGCTTTTGTGCCAGGCGCAGTGCAGCGCGAATCCTGTTTGACTTGCACCGCCATGAGCTGGTCCACATCTCAGGACACACCAAGGTCCATGCAAATGGCCAGTGGCGGCCTCTGTGGTCTTGGGGTGATGGGGTTGATGCCATAGCGCCTGGGCCAGTGCCAGGGGCTGAGCGCATCAAAAAGTACCGCGACAAAATGAGTGCAGACGACAAAGACTTTGACGCTGCCAGACGCAGACAGAAAAGACGGGTCGTGAAACGCGACCCACTTGTGGCTGCGTTTTTTGGGAGTTGATATGCCTGTTGAATATTTCTCAAAACTAACTAATGCGCAGCTTGATGTTTATTATTCAAAACATCAGGCCGCAATACCTTTGCCGTTTTCTGGTATTAAAAACAAAAATTACAAAGTTATTGGAAAATTGGATAGTCCTCATAATCCCCAAGCAGGCCAAGAGGAACAACTGCCGGCAAACCCTTCGGGCCATATT